GGCGTGTCCACTAACACTAACGTTGCGTCAGCTGGGACAGAAACTGTTTTAGCAATGTAAACATCAGCAGCACCACTTGCAACTGTTGCACCAGAAGATGTTTGCACACTTGTGTCAATAAAAACTGATACATCTGCTGCGTTTGTTCCATCAACGTTTGCAACTGTCATTCTATTTATTTTAATTAATTTGTCTGATGATACAGTCATAAGAGTTGTAGTCGGAGTTGCTGTTAAGTTCCAGCCAACCGACTCTCCTCTAATATCTGTTACGTTTACTATATTTGGGTTTGCCATAATTATCTCCTATATTATCCGAAAACTATTGCCATTGCAATAGCCTTTCCAATTCCAATTCCTGCATCTCCAAAGCTTAAAGTACCTGATCCGTTAGTAGTTAAAGCCTGTCCGCTAGTACCATCCGCTGTTGGTAATACAAAAGTTGTTGATCCAGAAACCGCTAAATTTGAAGCAAATATAGTATTTACTTTTAATTTATTCAACGCATTTCTTACTTCATCACTACCATCAACGAATACGTGAGCGTCATAACCTGACTCTATTGTATAAGTAGATGCACCTGCACCCGCAGTTAAAATTACTGATTGGTCAGTTTGGTTTTTAACTACATATTCTTTTTCAATATTTGGAACAGTAATTGTAGCAGTTCCACCAGGTGATCCTGTAAATTCTATAATTTTACTTCTACCTAATTCTTCTGTGTAAGTAGTTGTATCTGAGTTTGTTGAATAAGCTAAAGTTGTTGAAGTTGCTGCAACGGCTAAAGTACCATAACCAGAAACGGCATTATCTAATCTTTGTAAGTTTACATTTGTTTTATCACCCCAAGTACCAGAGTTCTCTCCGGTAGCCATTAGGATGAAACCTAAATTTGAAAAAGTACTAGCCATATGTTCTCCTAAATATCATATTTTTATAGTGGTGTCCACGTTTGCGTGTCCCCAGTATTTATAGGAGTCCACGATTGATTGTCGCCAGGTATAATTGGCTGCCAGATTGTTATACTAAGGCTACCAGAGCCCAAAGTCAAGCTATTTGCTGTAGGTGTTATTCTTTGTTGAGTGCTAAAATCAAGGGTTCCTGTAGTAGATTGAATATTATTTCCAGTCACATAATATCTAGACTCAAATCCTGGTGTACCTACAGCAGGAGTTAATTCATTGCCGGTTGGTTGAATAATATTGTTTGCTGATATAGTAATTGTACCTGATCTTAATGCTAATATATTAGTTCCAACACTAAAATTAGCATCTAATTTTAATTCTGGATCACCTACTTCAACAGTAACTGATGGGCCAGGACCAACTTGAACAACTGTTGGCAAAGCTACAATAGGTTGTGTACTTCCAGTAGTTAATTCTGATCCAGTAACATCAAATTGTGCATCAAGCTTAAAGTTTACAGATCCAGTTGTAGAATTTAATTGAATACCAGTAACTGCTTCAGTTAAAGAATCTGCAATTATATTTGGTGATTGAACAAGAGCTTGTAATAAATTAGTAGTAACTTCAATATTATTATCTGCAACAACAGTTGCATTATCTAAAGTTAAAGATAACTGATTACCTGTTACAGAAATATTTGCTATTCCTACAAAACTTAAATTTCCTAATTCAAAAGATAATTCATTTCCAGTTGGTTGAACACCCGCGTTTGCTAATACATTTACTTGTGGGCCAATACCTCCCCAAGCATCAACTCCATAGAAGTCAACGTTCCACGCATTTGTTGAAGGTGATAAAATGGTTAAAGAATTTCCAGTGACTGAAGTAGATACATCTATCCCTCCACCCCATACACCATTATCCCAAGTATTTAAACCCCAAGGTGTAGCCATAATTTTCTATTATGGCAAACTGTACTACGATATTCTCAAAATCGCACTTGTAGAGTTTGCGTCTGGAAACTGAATTGTAAAGTCACCGTTTGTTGAAGTCTTGTCTCCGCCAAAATCTAAAACAACAACTGCTTTATTTGCTTGTGATGTATTGTAAATCAAAGCAGCAGAAGCTGTAATAGTTGCAGTAGAGAAAGTTAAATCTGAAAAATCAACGAACGCAACATTGTCTGCAACACTAACAGCTGTGTTAGTTAACTCAGCTCCAGCAGCAGTGTAACCTGTTCCTGAAGTTTCGTTATCTGTAGTGTATACAGTAGTTCCAGCAGCAGAAAAACCAGTTACAGTAGTGTACAAAGCTAATTGAAATGTATCACCAGCTGAAGTGCTAAAATTATGAGTTCCTAGAAACAGTTCTTGTTTAAAACTATCAGGTACTATGTTTGCCATTTATCCTCCTACTTAGATGGGTCAATAGATTGTAAAGGTACACGGACGACCCCATCCACATACTCATCTCTTCTTCTACGACCAGTTTGTTCAACACCAAACGATTGTAACGCTTGTTGATATGATTGTTCATATACTTGTATCATATCTGCTGGGCCTTTCAAGTATTTATATGTTTCTGAAAGACATCCGTATAATAGTAAATCTTCAGCAAATGTCGAGATATAACTTGTAGCAGATGTAGTGCTAGTAATCGTTGCTGGCTGTGCATAATAAGCAATAGTCACATTAAAATTATCTGCTGGAGTGGGTGCTACTACCCAAGTATCATTATCCCAGTTTGCATAATATTTTGGAGTTCCATAAGTTGTTGATGGAGTTGGATCATATTCAGCCATAAAAGAAGTATCTTTTTGTTCTAAAAAAGTTTGATCTCCTGATGAATTAGTTATTTGAATATATCTAATATTTCTTAAACTTGTTGGAGTAGATACATATCTATTTCCAGAAGTCATTGCTGCAGTTGCATAAGCTCTAAATGCATCAATGTTTGCTTCTCTATAAATTCTATTTTCTGTGTTTTTAGTTATTTGAGTAATAGTAGAATCAGTTAGACCATTACTATCTACTTCAGTATAATTTCTAATTTGTGTTTGTAGTTCTCCGTAATTCATTATGCAGTTAAAGTTACCGGGCCAGCCGATATACTTCCTCCTCCAAATTTTCCTGATCCATTTGCAGTATCAGTTGAGTTAAATGTATAATTGTTTGCATCTGTTACTGTTATAGTAAATCCTGATGCATTATTCAAATCTGTAATTGCAAAAAATGTTTCACCATTTCTAAATCTAACTGTATTACCTGTAGATCTACCGTGGTTATCTTCATAAACAGAAATAGTTGTAGAACCAGAAGTAGCGGTCAATGGATTTTCATCTAATATTCTAGCAACAGCAGGTTCAGTTCTTGCAGGTCTAGCATTTTGTAAACCTTGTGGATCTGCACCACGTGGTTTTGGTTCTAGTTGTGGGTGTTTAGCTTCATATTCAGAATAATGAACTAAAGAGCCATTCCATTCTCTAACCATTTCAGTATATGGAAATGCCATTCCTGATCTGTCAGATATTGCTAATGAATTTTTTCCTCTAGCAAAAGCCATTATACTCCATCTCCATAAAATGTTTGTGGTGAAATAAATACTGAAGTTCTTTGACCATCTTCAGTTAAAGCTCTTTGTAATTCATCTTCATACAATAATCTTAATTGTTCTGTTTTTTCTGGTGTGTGTTTTAATGATAAATAATATGCAAGACCAGAAGTTAAACAAGGTAAAAATCTATAGACAACATCTGGTGTATTAGTGTAAGCTCCTACGTCTTCTATTCTTGCAAGATAATAAAATTTTAATTGATAATTAGATCCAGAAAAACTTGATCCTGGTGTTTGATATAAATAAACACTTGGAGCTACAGTTCTTTGAACATAATATTGTGATGGTGTTCCTTGTGATAATTTATTTGGAATTGCAGCATAAGCTGATCTATCTATTTTACTTAGTGTTGTATCAACAGGAGCTGTTGCATCACTATTATTTCTTACATATGCTTCTAATACATCATTAATATCATTTGGAAAATTTGATGCATCGCTTGCATAATTATATTCTGCTTGACCTTGAACTAAAGGAATAGTTGCTTGTTTAACTTTCCAAAGATGTATTCCTCTATTACCCCATTCAGATAATAAAATATTTAAAGAACGTCTTGCACCTTTTAAATGATAACCAGTACGACTACCACCTACTCCAGCTCTTTCATAAGCTTCTTCAATTATTTCATCGATCTCTAAATCGAATGATGTTGTACCAGAGGTAGCCATCTGTCCTCCTATTTATCTATAAATAATGTAACTGTTAATGCACTACTATTTGCTGTTACACCAATTCCATCAACAATTGCTGTTCCATTAGTTGAAGCATATAATACTCCATCTTCAGGAATATTTAAAGTTTCAGTTGCACCTGCACCAACAGATATTGGAATATATACACCTGTGTTAGTTGAAGAACTAACATTTGTTGCATTCGCTAATCCATTAATAATACAAGATCCTGAACTTCCAGTTGATTGAACCATATATCCTCTTAATCTTGTTCTACCTGTGAATAGAACTGCAT